GTCGGCTCGGTCACCCACGGCCTTGACCGCTTCGCGCAGTTGCCCCGGCGTCACACCGAATTTTTCCGACCAGTCGCGGACCTCGTAGTCCTCGTTCAGGCTGATTCGCTCGCGGTCCTGGCCGCCTGTGCTTTTCCGATCGTCTGGCATGCTCGGCTCCTGAAGGTGTGGAGCCAAGAACCGGCAATCGGCGTGCCTGAGCTAGAACAACTCGCCCGTCACGGGGTCAAGCGCCGTAGGCCCCTCGATCAGCGGCCCCGAGCTGAAATTCTCGGCAGGCCATTGCTTCACGACCGTCTCGGCCTCGGCCGGCGTGCCATGGAGCCAGACCTGCTGGGCGTCATCATCCAGCACCACGACCATGCGCTTGTCCTGCAGCTCAGGGGGCAGCGGCATCTTGTCAGGGCCCAGCGCTGGCCGGTGCATTCGTTTCATCAGCTCGTGGCTGTCGGCGTTGATCGTGATCAGGGTGTAGGTCTCGACCCAGACGCCATCGGGACCACGCCAGCGGTTCCACAGGCCAGCCAGCCCGATCGGCCGGCCGTCCGCCGCAGCGAACTTCCACGGGACATGCTTGCCGCTTTCCCAGTTCGGCTCAACGAACCACTCCACCGGAATGACGCAACGATGCCCGGCACGCCAGGAAGGCGCAAAGGTCGGGCTGCGGCGCACCTTGTTCTCCCACCTCGCATTCCAGGTCGAAAGCTTGAACTCCTCGATGGGAGCGAAGTGATAGGCCGGGACCAAGCCCCACCGACCCTCGACGAGCTCAACGTTGCCATCGGCGCCGCGCCGCATGAACGGCCCATGGCCTCGCGGGAACATTTCGCTCCACGCCGGCGGCGGGGATTTCATCTCAGGCAGCCAGCGCTGCAGGATGTCGTCGCGGGACGGTGGGCGGTAGCGGTTGCACATCGGCGGATCGTATCGCCGAGCGAAAGACCGCAGGTCAGTCTTGCCTTCGACCAGCCAAGTAGATCTCGACTGCCGCTTCCGGCTCCTCGTCCGCGGACGTTAGCAGGAGGTCGAGCGCCAGGTCTAAGGCGCCGTGCCATTCAGCCGCAGGCAAAGAGGCCTCAAGTCGGGATTGCGCGCGGACGATCCATTGTTCGGGGCTGCATGTCATCGCGACAGGCTATCCGCGACGAACGAGGGCGGCCATTCGGGAGAGCCCTACGGCTCGCGGCAGCCTGAGCGCCACACCTCACGCAGCGCCCGCCACCAGATGCGGGAGAACCAGCCCGCGGCGCCCAGCGCGATCAACACAACCAGCGGCAGGAAGGCCAGCGCCATCACTGCGGCGGCCAGATTGCGGCTCATGGCTCAGACCGCGTAGACGGTCTTGGACGCAACCGCTTCGCCGCCGGTGATTCGCGCGCGGATCTCGTCGATGGACAGCACGCGTCGGCCAACGTCGCCGTAGGTGCGGCTGCGCAGGACGACAGTGATCGCCTTGCGCGCTCGGTATCCGGCGTCGTGCGCCCACTTGTCACTGGCCGCAAGGTGGTTCCACGACTCAATCGTGACGCTCGGGTGGTCCTTCGACACGAACCCGTGGTGCACGTGACCGATGTCGATGTAGTGGAAGTCGGTCTCGCCGAAGTCGCGGCGGAAGTCCGAGGTCATCACGCCAACCAACTTGGCCGGCGGGCACTTGTCGCTGTGGTGCACCATCACGAGCGTCTTGCCCATGCGGTACGGGATGAACACGCTGTCGTTGTCGAGAACGTGCACGCGGCCGGTGTGCCCGTAGGCCACCGAGAGCAATTCGCGCATCCAGAAGTCATTGATGCGGCTGTGGTTGCCCTGGTTGATGATGACGTCGACGTGCTGCGCCTTCGTGAGCGCCTTGTCCACGATCCATCGCATCGTGCGGCTGTAGACGCGCAGCATTTTCGGGTGCCTGCCATCCGCGTCTAAAGCGTGGCCCGACGCACTTGTGGTCGCGGAAAGATTGTCGTAGTGGGTCGCATCACCAAGGTCATTGATGACCATTCGCTCGCACGCCGGCATCTCGTCGATCAGCAGGCCAATGGCGCCGCAGAGTTCACGCTCCGCGATCTTGAGGTCAAAGTTCTCGCCGACCTCGGCAGCGTGCGCCAACATGCCGATGTGTCCGTCCCCAATTTGAATCCACGGGATGATGTCGGACTGAAAGTCGAGCGGCGCCGGTGCGACCGAGATTGGCTCCACGTCGTCGATGAACTCACGCACGGCCGACTTGAGCGCTGCGATCCGGTCCTGCTCCTTGATGCGTGCCTTGACCCACTGCTGAGTGGGCCTGCCGTCCTTGTCGTAGTACGTGCTGACGCCACCCGCTTCGTGCGTCGGCGGCGTGGCTCTGGTCCAGTCGTGATCTGGGCTGTAGCCGCGTCGCGCGGCAGTCTCTTTCGCCGCGAGGATGCACTTGTGAACCGTCTTGTGGTTCACGCCCAACGCCTTCGCAGCCTTGCGCATGGAGCCGTGCTTGTGCACAGCGTCGATGTACTTCCGCTGCGTCTCGGAGGCAAAGTCTTTGAGGTTCAGATCGATCGGCTCAGCCATGCTCGGCCCCTTCGCGAAGGTAGGCCGGCCGGCTCGAATCCAGCGGGCTGATTTTGACGACCATCCCGCGCGGGATCGCCGTGCGGGGGCCGGTGAAGTCGGGAGTCCACGAAGACGTGATGACGAAGCCGGCCGGCGTGTCCGACAGGAGGTAGCCCGCCTGGCCGACGATGAGCGGCCGGTAGGTGTGGTCCATGTCGTAGTTCCAGCCCGGCTCTGTGTCCATCTCGTGGGCGTCCTCCCATTCGATGTAGACCAGCGGCGGGATCACTCGGCCACCTCAGTTTCGAGGCCACGCTGCGAGCAGCGCTCGGACGCTGTCGGCGTGGCCTTCAGCCGCTGCTGCAAGGTCTTCCTCCGCTCGCAGAGCGCCTTCCAGTAGGTTCCCGAGGGTGGCGGCGTCTGCACGGCAGGCGGGGACGGAATCCGCGGCGGCGGGACGGGAGGCGCCGGCGGCGAAGGCGGCGATGTCGCGAGACAGCCGCTGAGAGCGAGCGCGCTCAGCAGCGAGAGACTGAGCGCCACGGCGCTCCGAGGCGATGAGTTCACGTTCGGCCTGCTCTTTCTCTTCAGTGCGGCGCTGCTCGAGCGCCCGGTATTTCTCGGACGCCACGCGGGCGATCTCTTGGCTGGCCGCGCGTACGTCGGCGGCCTTCTTGTCGAGGCGCGCGACCTCGGTCTGGCTGGCGGCCAGGCGCAGCGTCTGGGTGACGAGCCCGGAGCCGAGCAGCACGATCACCGCGCCGCCGGCGTACAGCCACAGCTTCCCGGCAACGAGGCCGAGCGGGTTCACTCAGCAGCCTTCGCGGCCGGCTTCTCGGTCAGGGCCTGCGCGGCAAGGAAGCCGCCGACGGCGCCGACCATGACCGTCGCATACACCCCGTCGCCGATCTCCCCGAAGGCAACAAGGAGCGAGGCCGAGAGCATCGCCAGCACGGTGACGATGGCCTTGAGTTCGAATAGCTTTTCCATGGGGAGCCCGTAGTTGTGAGGGGAATTTCCGGCGGTTACCCGCGGGAGGAATGGGTCACTGCGCCGCCATGCACTTCTCGTAGCGCGCGAGCTGCCGCGTCCACACGCCGGCACAGCGCTTGTTGCCAGGGGTGGAGCAGTCGTAGCCGGCCGCCCGTTTCCAGAGCAGCAGCGCGCGGCAGGCGCCGCGGTAGTCGGATTCGAGGAGCCGGGCGCGCATGCTGGACTTGCGCCAGTTGCCCACGCCGTACTGACCCACGAAGTCCATGTAGAGGTCGAACTCTTCCTGGTGGAGCTTCACGCCCGGGATGCTGGCCTTGACCCGCTTCTCGTCCTGCGTCAGGAGATTGCGGGCCAGGATCTCGCCGCGCTCGCGCGTGATGGGCGGGTCGGCCATCGTCACGGGCGTGCCGTCCTCGTACTTCGTCGAGCCGAACCCCACCGTTGGGACATCCCCCTTGGTCGGGATGACGGGCGCCTCGGTGAAGCCCTCCGACGCCTTCCAGGCCGAGAAGCCCGCGACGCTGACCGTCAGCAGGCAGGCCAGGATGCGAGCGCGGCTCACTCGCGGTCCTCGCGCATCATCCGCATGCGCTCGGCGCGCTCCGCCTCTTCCGCTTCATGCGCCCGCTGCTTCCGTCGGTTGTCGCACCACCCGAAGTAGAAGTTCAGGACGAGGCCGAGCACCGCGCAGGCGGCACCGATGGCGGCAAGGACGTCGTTCGAAGCGAAGTACCCCGAGATGGAAACGCCGCCGCCACCGATGGCCACGCCACCGCTGCCGACGACTGCCTTGTTGAGTGCTGCTGCGCTGGCGGCTGCG